CTTTCTTGTCTTTATTCAGCAAATATGTTGTATTTTCTATGGTTCGCATAACTATATCACCATCAATTAGGTACGATGATATGTCACTTGAGACTACTGATAAAGTATTACCTTTAAAGCAATGTACTTCACCCGTCGTTACGTTCACTAATATTCTAAACAATACACCATCACGCGTATACTCATGATACTTTACAATATCTGTACTAGCTATATCAGCTAAGTGCGCTGTGTATACTAATGAAGGTCGTCTAGTTAATTTTTGTACTGGGTCAGACCTAAGATTAATCTGTAACTCAGCTTGTCCGTCAGCCCTATTTCTAGGAGCTAACGTACTAATACCATGTATAGGCGTTTTGAATGTACCTTCTACGCGCATAATAATTCCTTAGCTGTAAGAGTTTGGACGTAAATATACACCACGGTTATATGGTGTCACACCTTGACGAGAACGTGCTACACGACTATTACTAAATACGTTTACACGAGAAGAGTCTAAGTCTTCTGAGTCAACATCTATTTTGGCAATACCTGCTAGCTTTTGATATTTCTCTTCTTTGGCGGGGTCTTCTAATTCATCACTAATAAACTGAGCACATGCTAAATAAGCTGCGTACTCTTGCATACTATCAGGCATATCATCCCATTCTAAAGCTCTTACCGTTTTAATGGCAGTAACATTAGTATTGATAATAAACGTCTGTATTTGACTGTCATAGACCTTCCTACCACGTTTTACGTACCGTACATCATCCGCAACAAACTTAGTAATCTCTTTCGGGATTTTTACTTCACCTTTCTCATCGGCTTGATAGACTATATTATAATCTAAATTAAACCACCAACCACGTTTCTGAACACTCTTACGTAACCTATTTATACAGGCACGAGCGTTAGCTACATCAGGGTGAGCAACATCTAAGTTGTTTACTGGACTAGAACCAATTGCTCTTAATAGCATTTGTACTGTTTCTAATTCATTCATATAATTTCCTTTGCAAAGAAAACAAACATATCAGCGAAATTGCTAATATGTGTTAAGTGTTAAGTACCACTTATAATAGAGCCTCAATGAAGCTCTACTAAAGTTTTACTAATGTAGCTTATGCTACGTCAGATTTAAAGATACCACCAGCCATTTCAGCGCGGTTAGGCGTAACTGCGAATGACAAGTAAGAATCAATGAACCACTGCATTTCTTTCTTATCGAAATAAACGTCAGAAGTTAATGGGATTGTTTCACCAGCAAGCAATGCTTTAGGCATCAAGACACAACCAACACATTTTTCATCGTTAGCTGTAACGTCATACGCGTTACCATTACCAGCGTTTGATAAGAAGTGAGTTTGGCCCACATCTGTTGCTTTAGGGAAACGGTTAGTCTTCTGGATACGGATACCACAAGATTCTAATACATCACCTTTAGCGTAATCACCATTCATTGAACTGAAATCACGTGAGATAAGTTTATCATTACGTAACAACGCGTAGTACTGCGCTGGACGTACTAATAGTACTGCTTCTGAGATTTCAACATCTTTCTCTTCAATCTTCTGACATAAGTCTTGGATTGCAAGTTCAAGTAAGTCTGGGTCTAATTCATCACCAGCACCAGTAAGAACTTGTACTGTACCACCTTGGAAACCATTAGGCGCTGTACGCACGATGTTGTCAGGAGTCTCACCTTCCCAACCACCAAGAGTAACACCATCAGGGTCAACGTTAGTGATTTGACATGCTTTGATACCTTGAACCAAGAATGATTCATCAAAGAATTTACCGATTTCTTTACCATGTTCAACACCAATCTCTTTACGAGTATCAATGTGTGATAAGAAAGAATCAAGTACAAACTCGTTAGTACGAGCTAATACAATAGTATCTACTTTGATTGAGATGTTATCGAAAGTAGGCGCACTATCGGTAGGACGAATCCCACGTGCAACTTTCTGTAACGAGCTAGAACCAATACGGTCATTGGTAATAGTGTCTGTGCCACGAACTGTCTTAAACTTAAAGAACTGGCGCATGAATGAATCTTTAAGGATTCGGTGTTCTACTTCACCACCGTACTGTTCGATGTATAGTGGGTTTACGTTACCTGAATCGACACCAGCTTGGTGACCTGAACGTACTTGTTGGTTTGCTACTGCTTGACCGATAATTGACATATTATATTCCTAATCTAAAATTAATATCCACGTGCTATTGATTTAGAACGACGTGAGTTGAGTGCTGCAATTTCTGGACTAGTATCGTAGTCATGACCATCATTCATAAGTTTACGTAACTCACGGTCATATCCTGCTTTGTCTAATGGTTTGCCACCATACTCAGTACTTGTATCATCTGCTGCTAACAATTTAGCTGGCGTGGATACAAACGAGTCGGATTTTTTAAAACTATCTACAAGAGAATTAACAGCTAATTCAGCGGCCTTACCACCTTGGGCAAGTAGTCCGTTGATTTCTGCTATATCACCTTTCTCAAGGTTCTCTTTGGCCCACTTTGCGAGTTCCTTAAATGAGTCGGCACCTGATTGCTCAGTTACACCTTCAAAGGCTTTTTCAACATGTGAGTAGATAGCGTTATCTTTCGCTTTACTAGAGGCCATATGGGATTCATGTAGATGGGTTAACTTATCTTTAATAAGTGCCGCTACACCTTCACCATGTTTCTCTACTAGTGCTTTCATAATTTCAGGAGTAATCTCACCACCATTTTCAGTAACCGTTTTAGCTACTTCACTTGGTACAAGACCTGCATCTTCTAAGAAAGGTTGTACTTTACCAGCTGCTTCTGCATCAAAAGTAGGAGCCTGTTTAGGTTCTTCTTTTGGTATCTCAGCTGGTGCTCCTTCTTCACCATCAGGTTTCCCTTCTGGTTCGACTACTGGTTCTTCTTTCGGAGCTTCTGGCTCCACTGGTGCCTGTTCTTCAATAGGGTTACCATTACCATCTAGTCGTTTATCTTCTTGCCAGTTTTCATTGGGAGAGGGTTGTCCTTCTGGGACGTTTTCAACGTTATCTGCCATTTTAATTTCCTGTGTTTTGGTTTACTGCCTGTGCTTCCATACCTGCTGCCTCGGCTTCTTGTTTAGCCCGTTCAGCTTGGTCTGCTTTCACTTGCTTCTCATCTTTCAATAAGTCTTTATAATCGATACCATGACCAGCACCAAGCATTGTTATAAGTTTGTTATAATCAATACGTACTGCCACTTCTTCTGGTACATCAGCTAAAGATACTAAGTCACTAAAGAATGCCCTAGTACGGTCTAACTCTGAATTACGTGATAATGATTCAAGTCCTGTAACAATAACAGGTTCAATATCCTTGAATACAGCGTCAAACTTACTAATCAATCTTTTAGCTAAAGGTAATTGTAATTCTGTTGCTAATCGTGAGTATACGCCACCGTAAGAGCTTTCTAACTCTTGGGCTTGCATTCGTATCTCTTCTGCTGTTACTCGCTCTGCATCACGCGTTACGGAAGTATTAAGAAGGAATGCTGCTGCAATTCTACGTTCAACTTGATTAAACTGATTAGTTAAGAAATCAGCACTTGCTGTTACGTTAGCTGAATGGACGAATAAATCTTCCTCTCTACCATGTACGTAATCACCACTGGCTGCTTCATTAATCTTTCTAACATCAGTCATACCTGTTGGGTCAACTAGTACTTTAACATCAGTTAGTATAGTCGTATAATCTAATATAGACTCAGCTAATGTAGACAAAGTATGAAAATCACCAGCGTACATTTCAACTAGACCAGTACCGTAATCTTTGTTACGGGCCAATGCCCAAGTCAAAGGTATCCAAGGTAATTCATCTTTAGTATAATGACCTATACGTTTATGACAATAACATAACGATTCTAATTCTTGCCATACAACATAGTGGTCACGACCAACTTTTTGTATACCAGTGTATAACGTTACTTCACCATCTAAACCTATACCGTTCTCAGCCGCTATTGTTGCCATCTCGTCACTTAGGCTTGTTACAGCTTTAGTTTCTCGTAGTATAGTCTTTACCATATTACCACGTAAATCACGGTCAATCACATAATCTCTAATTGAGTATGATTGCATCGTTTCATCCATTGGCATATATAGTAGACTATTACCTGCAACGATTAATTGCATTATACAATCAGTCATTGTCACTCTGGCATTAATCTTCTCTAACTCACGCATTGAACCACGCTCACCTTCGGCAAGTGCTTCCTCAATCTTAGCAGAATCTAAACCTACATTTGCTGCAAGTACTTCTTCTTCCTGTTCAGGAGTTAGTGTTAATCTAAAGAAAGGTCTTGATGGTTGAAACAGTGCCATCATTATCTTGTTAGCTAAATTATTAACTGCTTGAGCACCAACAGACTGATAGTCATTTTGGAACTCTTCGTCGGCTACAACATCCTCTGGGAATATTGTAGGTATTGTCCAACCAGCGTAACGTTCTGCACGAGTTACCATTGACTCATTCTTTGCAGACATTTTATTATATTCACTTTTAAGATGATAATCACCAGTCAGGTATTTCTGTTCATGCTCTTTTGCATTCATATTAAATCCTTACAGATGAACTGTTATCTTCTTCATCATCAACTTCCATTGAAATCTGAGCTAATTGCCCAATACCTTCACCTTCGGTTTCTGCGAATATCTCAGCTTTACGCGCTTGTTTATCGGCTTCTAAAGCATCCTTTTTAGCTTGCTTAGCCGCCTTTTTGTTTTGTTTGTTCTGATATACAGTAGTACCTATTGAGGCTACCACTGTACCAGCTACAGCTGTTACCACCCAACTCATATCATTTGCTCCAATTGTTTGTCTAAAGCATTATAATCAGGAGCTATGAACTCTTTTCTTATTTCTGCTTCATCCGTACTTGTTGTAGCGTGAAATACAGTCCATACCGTATCTTCTAACACATAACCAGCACGTTTAGTTCCGGCTGGTGATATGAAAGTACAAGGTGCGGTTATTGTTTTCACACCTTCTTCTGTAAACACGC